AGTTGGATTCGCTGAAGCAGAGAAGGTCAGACGTGCAGCAGCATGGCGAGGCACTCAGTACCATAACCTAGTGGAGAAGTATCTCAAAAATGAATTGGAAGAAGTTGAGAAGAGCGAGGGTCTTCCCACATACCTTTTTAGGTCTGCTCGTGAGACTCTTAATCGTATTAGTAATATTCACGCTATTGAGGCCCCTCTTTTTAGTAGGACTCTCGGTGTTGCTGGGCGTGTTGATTGTATTGCTGAGTTTGATAACGAGCTTGCTATAATTGACTTCAAGACCACCAAGAATCTTAAGAAGGAAGAACACCTAGAGAAATTCTTTGTGCAAGAGGCAGCATATGCTTACATGTATTATGAATTGACTGGTGTTGAGGTAGAGAAACTTGTAACATTATCTGTTGCTGAAGACGGAAGCATGCAAGTTGCTCAGAAATATGATAAGATACCTTATATCGATACACTTATCGATTGGATAAGAGATTATCATAACGAGAAAGCTAGTGAGTGATTTTGTCGCACCAGATTATCAAGGAGGTCCACAGGATAGGTGGATGTTCCGTGAGGTATTAGGTATACCTTTCTATAGGTTTGACATGGGCTACTCTAGGAGGGATAAGGTGGAGGAGATCTTTAAGATACTCCAAGCACTCCCTTGGAGAGAGAATGACACCAATCAAATTTGGGAGGGTGTCAAGCTTGAAGGTGAAGGTGGAAGTGACCTTTACAATCACGAGCCCCTACGTTATCTTTTCGACTGGATGCAAGACTGCATGGCCGAAGTTGAAGATCGGATGGGTATCCCGAATAAATTGGTATGTAATGCTGCATGGGCAAATCTAAATAAGAAAGGTGACTGGTTCTATGACCACACCCATTCTAATTGTTTCCTTAGTAGTAACTACTATGCCTCAGGGGATACAGGTGTTACAAAATGGATCCATCCCAACCCTTACTATGATAAGACCAACATATGGCCTTTCAATTCTAAGGACTGGGAAGATAAATTTAATCTAACCCATGAAGAACCTACTGTACCTGGTAGGTTTATTGTTTTCCCACCTACTATCAGACACAGGGCTACCCCAAATGAGTCAGAGTGTGATAGAATAACCATAGCAGCTAATTGGTTCCCAACAGGACTTATTAACTCTTCTGGTGTGTCCCACTTAAATGTAAATGTTATACAATGAAAGAGATTGAAGAGAAATTCATGACTCAGGGTAAATTTGTCACTCTAGTAGAGCAGAGAGTCAAAGATAGTCAAGGTCTTATTAACTATATTGAGGCAGTCGCTTCAGTATGTGAAGAGTTTGAGATAGAAGTAGAGACAGTCGGGAAACTAATATCTAAACCACTTAAAGATAAAATCAAGTGGGATGCACAACAATTAAATTACATCAAGAGAACTAGTAGAGGAGTGTTAAACTTATGACAGATTTCATGCAATCGGAGGTAGTGCAGTCTGAATTAGAGCAGATACAAGAGTGTTATACTGATCTATTGAAGATGTCTTCTGGTCTGAAGGACTTTAATCCTAAGGAGAGACTTGAGCACATAGAGAAGACTATGGAGTTGGTGGCAAAGCAGAAGGTATTTTATGCACGTCTACAGTTGGCGGCTAATGAGTTACAAGATGATGACTCTGCAAAGGAAATCAAGAGTAGGATAGAGATGATGTCCACTGAGTACAGTGGTGGTCTTAACCTTACTATGGTGTTAGACCAGATGGAAACTAAGCTTCGTGAGTGGAGGAATCAACTCAGAGAAGAGGGTGTTGACACTGCTAAATAACTATGCTACTATAATCCAGTAGCAATATCACAATACAAATTCGGAGACAAACACGAATGTCATTTGCAAATCTAAAGAGTAAGTCTGGTAAGTTTTCAAAGCTTACACAACAGATTGAAAATATGTCCAAACCTCAGGGTAGAGGACCAGATGAAAGACTCTGGAAACCAGAGGTAGATAAGAGTGGTAACGGTTATGCCGTTATTCGTTTCTTACCAGAGCCAGACGGAGAAGATCTTCCTTGGGCACAGGTTTGGAGTCATGCATTTCAAGGACCAGGTGGTTGGTACATAGAGAATTCTCTTACTACACTTAACCAAAAGGATCCTGTAGGTGAATTGAATAGGACACTATGGAATAGTGGACTCGATGCAGACAAAGATACTGCACGTAAGCAAAAGCGTAAGCTTTCTTATTATAGTAACATCTATGTTGTTAAGGATCAACTTCATCCAGAAAATGAAGGTAAAGTATTCTTATATAAGTATGGTAAGAAAATACATGACAAGATTGCGTCAGCGATGCAACCTCAATTTGAGGATGAAAGTCCAATCAATCCTTTCGATCTATGGAAGGGTGCTAACTTTAAGATCAAGATCCAGACCATTGGTGGATACTGGAACTATGATAAGAGTGAGTTTGACTCACCCTCTGTGTTAGCAGATTTAGATGATGATTCACTTGAGAAGGTCTGGAAGTCACAGTATTCTCTTAAAGAGTTTACTGATGCTAAGAACTTCAAGTCTTATGAGGATCTCTCATCACGTTTGAATCTTGTGCTTAACAAGTCATCAAGACCTGTAGTGCAGTCAAACGAGGAAGATGAGAATTTGGTACCTCTTGATAGTCCAGTTGTTAAAGCGGACCCTATACCCACCAAAACTAAAGGGTTTGGTGCTAAGATAGAAGAAATAGAAGAGTCGGGTGATTCACCAGATTTATCTTATTTCGCTGCCCTTGCTAACGAAGACTAATGAAAAAACTACTACTGCTCCCACTTCTACTAATTGGTGTTACTACACCAGTCAAAGCAGAAGCATTAACTTGGAATGAGTTTTGGGAGCCGTTTGTAGAGTCCTATCATCATGGTCACGATCATGGAACTGGACATTGGGGAGATTGGCACTATGACCATCAACATCCCCATCCTCATTATGGTCCACCAAGACGTAGAAGATGTGAAGTAACAGTCACGAAGAGGCAGTGGATACCAGGACATTACTTAGGTAATAGTTACAACTGGATCCCTGGTTACTGGGAAAAGCGTGATGTTATTGAGTGGCACAAGTGCGGACGACCAGACCGCAGACGACCAGTCGTTACACCACTTTGATATATTATTCGACTTTTTGAACAAGCAAAACCCCCGAAAAAATCGGGGGTATTTTTTTGTCTGTAGGGTTTTTTAAGTATTATTACCTATGCTGACCCATATTGATTAATTGGATCCGAAGCAGAGGTTATTCCTGCTGTGCTAGTTGTTACCACTGTAGTACCATCTGCTAAAACGTCACCTTCGCTAATAGTTGCACCATTAGTGTCAAATGTCCTAGATGAGTAATCTGACTCTGAAGCAAAATCGATAGAACTGGTCTGACCGATATTTGTGCTATAAGTGGGTTTAGTAGTAACAAACTGCTCTTCGACTGTATCAAGTGATTTCTTGGATTGTGTTTCTGGGTCGGTTTCAGCGTTTGGAAGGTATTTGCATAAATTCTTGAATTCTTGAATAAACCCAGTTAGGTAAGTTTTCCTCAAAAGGTAAATATTGCGTTTATAGTCATTTTTCTCGGTTTCGTGGTCATAGACAGAAATCGGTCTAATTATCGTATCCTTGGGAAGGTATGTTCCGTCAAGTCTCCTATATGTGAAGTTTTCTGGTACTTCTCGACCTGCTTTCAATAATACACGACCTTTAGTATCTTTGACTTCTTGAGTAACCCAGTGATGCACTGAATCTGCCTCTTCCTCATATTCACTATCAATATACCTTTCTAACTCATCCTCTGACATGGGCCATTCATCATATAAGTTGATAATGTTATTACAGAGAAGCACAACCCAATCTAACTTCATATCACCATAAGCATCTAATGCCACTTCATCAGGACGTTGGTTGTTTTTCACAGTATATTGCTGGAAACCCAAAATAACGTCATCTAATTCTTCACGAATTTTGATTCTTCTGAAGATATTCTTCGCAAGACTAAATGGATCGACATTACTCTTTCTGTAACTCGATGTTCTAACATATACGTTAGGTAGGTAGGAGAAGTATTTGCTCATGAGTTCTCGAAGTCAAATTCAGGTATGTCAGCACTTTCAAAGTTAAAGAAACCACCACTCCTGTCTTGAGGTTGTGTAAATGTTTCCTTCGTAAGGTATGCAGTTTCCATGAATTTAAGTGACATGGTATATGATACAGGACCAAAATCTGCTAAATCCTTACCTGGTAGTCTTGATTGTAGGGTTAAATTCTTTTCTGGTGTTACACTCATACCTTTTAACACCATTTTAGTTGGGAATTGCATTAAGGCAGATAACACTCCTTGTGCACCCCCTGTTTCTGGGTTAGATATATCTTCTCTACCACCACCTGCATCAGTATATCTAACTATCTGACATCTAAAGAAGTTAGGTAGTGTCAACCACATATTCTTATCCTTTCCAGGTAGCATTGCTAAACGGAGTTTATGGATAATCTCATATATGCGTATTACATCAGCAGAATTCTTTGGTACCATGTGGAAGGTAAAATCATGTGGTCTAAATGATCCACCCTTGTAAACTGCTTCTTCATACGGGTTGAATACCTTACCTGTTGTCATTTGAGCAAGTGTATTTGAGTCAATTCCACCACCACCGCCAGCAGCACCTGTTAAACCAACTACACCTTCAATTGCACCAGCAGCAGCTTTAAATCCTAATCCTGGTTTTGCTGATTCTGCGAATTTCTTTAATTGCTCACTAAAACCTTCACCAATACCTTTTTCATCAACAATACCTCTTGCTGCATTCATTGCAGCTGCACCTGCTGCACCCAATTCTACACCTTCCCATTTCGCTGTGTATGCTTCACTTAGCGTTTCTGGTAAATATAAGAAGATAGTATCTTCAGCAGTATTGTCTTCGTGGTTAAATATATCTAACTTTAGGTAATCAATTACCTTTGTTGGAAAAGCAGCACTATCACGAATCGCTTCTCTACTGGTACTTGAATTTACACCTATTGGTTTACTTTGTGGAAAAACGTAATTTGCCATGGCTTATAAAGGAATCTTCAGACCATCAAACAAACATAAGTATAAGGGTGATCATACCCGTATTATTTATAGGAGTTTGTGGGAACGCAAATTTATGGTATGGTGTGATCAAAATGTAAACGTTATAGAGTGGGGAAGTGAAGAAGTTATTATTCCATATAAGTCTCCCTTGGATAATCGTGTCCATCGTTATTATCCCGATTTTTATGTTAAGGCGAGGACCAGAGACGGAAGGATTGCCAGGTCAATCATTGAGGTCAAACCAGCTGCACAGACTAAACCCCCACGCAAGCGGAAGAAAACTAGGGCGTTTTTAAGTGAAGTTAAGACTTGGAATGTAAATAGTGCTAAATGGAGAGCAGCACGAGCGTGGTGTGCTGATCAGAAAATGAGCTTTATCATACTAACCGAGAAACATTTAAACGTATGAGTATCTTTACAGACGTAAAAGACCTCGCAGGAGGAGTAACACAATCTAAACAATGGTATAGAGAGCAACTTCAGTATGGACTAGAGTCATATGAAGGTGGTTTTACTGTAGGAGATATCATATTCTTCAATTATTCAGCTCAGACACCAGATTTACCATTCTGGGATACCTTCCCTATGGTACTAATCACAGATGTAGATTACCAGAAGCTTCAATTCTCTGGCGGGAATATGCATTATCTACGCCCCAGCAGTAGAAGAAGCATGGGAAATAGTTGGGCTTCGGGTGGAATATCATATCCTATGCGTTGCCACCATAAATACTTTATGTCTAGTGTCACTAGAGCATATAATGTACCTCAAGAAGAGTTTCGTGAGATGACACCACTTCCAGTTGAGCAATTTGTTATAAGACCTAAAGGTCTTGGTAGGACTATGGAAGTACCAAGCAGCATTATATGGAGTAGACTCAAATGAGCACTGGGTTTGAAGATTTTAAGCAATTACTCACCACGACTGGTAAGGAGCCTGCTAGGTCCAATCTGTATGGCGTAGATATTTTTATGCCACCAGTATTAGCAGCAAACGATCCTACCTTGAGAAGGGATCAGCGTGGTGTTTATGATGCTATGAATTATCTTGCTGATACTGTAACGGTACCTGGAAGAAGAGTTACCACGTCACAATCAAAGACAAATGTTGGTGTGCAGTGGTCATATGCAACTAATCAGGCAAACTCAGATCTGAGTATAGAGTTTGTAACAACTAAAGATTTGATTCATCGCACATTCTTTGAGAAGTGGATGAATTATACTGCATCTGATGCACAGAATACTGCTACCTTCTATGATGAGTATATTACTAATGTGCAGATACTTAAGTGGGAATTAGGATCTCCTGTTAACTACAGTGGTCTTAATGCTGATAGACAAGCTTATACAACTAGACTTAATAGGACTACAGGTGTATGGCAATTCTTTGGATGTTATCCAAGTGATTTAGGAGGATTGACATTTAGTAATGCTCCAGCAGGATTAGTCAAGTTTAAGGTAGGATTCAAGTATGAGAGATACAGATTTGATACTATTGCAGATGATGTATTAAATGATAATACCCCTGATAGATATATTAACGGGTTCACTGATGCACAAGGTGCTCTTGGCGTTAGTCCAAATCAAAAAGCAGTAGCTAGATTTGGCACCTAAATAAAGATAATATAATTAATTGTTATGCCTTTACCAAAGTTAGCCATACCTGAGTATGAGATGAAGCTGCCTATTACAGGCACAAAAGTATCATACCGTCCCTTCCTCGTGAAGGAAGAGAAACTACTTTACCTTGCTATGGAGTCGCAAGACAACAAGCAGATGGTTAAAGCAGTCAAGACCATTATTAAAAACTGTACCAATTTAAAGACTAAGGTTGAACAACTCGCTACATTCGAGATTGAATATATCTTCCTTAAGATTAGATCTGTTGCTGTTGGTGAGACAAGTGAATTTAAAGTTACATGTCCAGATGATGAAAAAACTACTGTCAATGTGACTATTCCACTACAAGAAGTGGAAATTAATATACCTGAAGGACATAGTAATGAAATTGATTTGGATGGTAATGTAGGTCTTAAGATGAAATATCCATCATTGGATGTATTCATTCAACAAAACCTATCTGACAATCCTACTATGGATGATGTTTTTGAATTAGCTGCTGGTTGTATTGACCAAGTATATGATTCAGAAGAGGTATATGATTCATTCTCACATAAGGAAGCATTAGAGTTTCTTGAGAATCTAAATGCAGAGCAGTTTCAGAAGGTGCAATCTTTCTTTGAAACAATGCCTAAGCTATCATATAACTTAACTGTGACAAATCCTGAAACGAAAGTTAAGAGTGATCTGGTGCTTGAGGGTCTAGCGGCTTTTTTCGAGTAGCGTTAATGCATGACAGTCTTGAAAACTACTACAAGACTAACTTCGCATTAATGCAACACCACAAATACTCATTAACTGAGTTGGAAGACATGATACCGTGGGAACGAGATGTTTACGTGAATCTCCTCATTGCTCATATACAAGAAGAGGAAAGACGGCAAGCAAAAGAAGAATCGGGGATGTCCCTATAAATGGCAATCAAGAGTTTCGTTAAAATTAAACCACCCAGTGATGATGGGCCTTTTTCTGGATCTTTCAATGAGATTCGGAAGGGTATCAATCGTACTGGTGAAGTAACGGAGTCTATTGCCAATAATATGGTAGAGACTCATAAACTTATTAAGTTTGAGAAAGAGTGGTTATCAGATAGATCGGATGAGAGGGTAGAGAAGGTAGTAGAGGAAGAAGCTACAGAGAAGAAAGGATTTAAGAAGTGGTTATCCAATTGGACAAAGATGTTCAGGAGGAAGAAGAGAGATCAAGCAGAGAAGGTAGCAGAGAAAGGTATAGATGATGGTACCAAGGAGAATGAGGGATTAAAAGAAAAAGCAGCTAAGAAAGCGTTAGGTTTCTTTGGTAGACTAGCAAAGATGCTTGGACCATTGTTCAACTTCTTTGTACTGTATGGTGCCTTTGATTGGTTATCTAAAAACTCAGAGAAAGCAACAAAGATCTTTCAGGTAATCTTTGGGATAGGTAAGTTTGCATTTGCCTTAGCAGGATTTGGAATAGATGCCTTATTTGGTGGTCTCACCAATATGTTCGGTAACTTCAAGGAGGGACCGATAAGGAGAGGGTTTAGATTCTTATTTGGATTCCTTAGTTTCGTAGGTGGGTTTGGGGTTCTTAGGTATCTACTTAACCCTTTAAAGATCTTCAGTGATGGTAAGAAGCTCAAGAAGATATTCAGTGACCAGACTGGTAGAGAGGTAGAGGCAAAGAATTATGAGATGTGGAGGAAGACGGGATATAGAGATAAAGAAACGGGTAAGATTTATACAGAGCAAGAATATAAAGCACAGAAGAAATCAGTTGCTAAACAGCAGAAGAAGTTACAGCAACAGGGTAGGTTTGAAGACGCAAGGAAACTTGGTAAGGCACATAATAAGAGGGTAGGAGCCACTCACTTACAGAAGGGTAAGAATATTGGTGGTAAGTTGATGCAACCTGGCATGCAGAAGGGTATTGCTGCTGTTGGTGGTATCACTAGGGCTTTTGCAGGTATCTCACAGGGTGAGGATGCGACTCAGGCAATAGGTGCAGGTATGGGTCAGGCAGCAGGAGGAATGGTTGGTGCTGCATTATTAACACCATTCTTAGGACCATTTGGACCTATAGTTGGTAATGCTTTAGGTGGATTTCTAGGAGAGTGGATAGGTAAGACATTCCTACCAGTAATTAAACCAATATTTGGACCTATTAAAGATACCTTCGTGATGTTTAAGGATCTTATATTTGGTGTATTTAAAGATCTAGGTATAGGTGACTTCTTAAGTACCTTATTCAAATTCATAGGTGGATTGGGTGGTCTCTTAATGAAGGGATTGAAACCACTACTGTCCTTCATTGGGTTTATATTAGGTGGTGCTATTAAGATTATAGGAGGCATACTTAAGTTTATTATAAGTGCTGCTAAGAATATATTCGCATTCATGATGAATCCTATAGGATTTGCATGGAAAGTTATAAGAGGTAAGGATCCTGGTAAGGATGTAAAACTTGAGGAGGTTGAGGAGAAATCAGAAGGTGGTGTTGTTAAGAATGCAATAATCACAAATCAGAGTTTCCTCAGCAGGTCAGAGGGTGGTCCTGTTTATCAAAACGTTTATCATATTAGCAGGGCAGAGGGTGGTCCTGTTTATAATCAGAGTTTCATACAACCAACACCACAACCCATGATATTGGGTGGAATATTTGGTGGTGGTCAGAAGACTGCTAGGAATAAGAGGAGGAAAAAGAGTCCATTCCCTAAAGGATGGAAACCAGTATATGAAATAATAAATGAGACACATGTCCCAGGTAATATTAGAAGTATAGAATATAATATAACCAACATGCCTAAAGGTATTGATGGTAGTGGTGAGAGAATTTATAGTGGTGAAACTTATGTACAATTCTCTGCTATGGACATACTCCATAACAAGCATAAGAAGAAGGTCACAGCAGAGCCTAAGGGTGATCTAAAGCCTTTAGAGGATACACCAAAAGTAAAACTAGAGCAGAGTAAGAAGGAGAAAAAAGGTCGTGGTTTTAGGGGTATGTTAGCTGGTATCGCTGATACTATGACTGGTGGTATATTTGATTTTGATGGAAGAGGTAATAATTGGATTCAGAATTTACAACAGATGCCATTCAAGATGGCAGCGATGGGTGCTAAGGGTCTTGGTCATGGGTTGTGGAATATTGCTAAGGGTCTTGGTATGGGTGTTGGTTTAATTGGTAAGGGTGTTGGTGCTGTTGGTAGGGGTATATGGAATGCACCTGGTGCTATTGCTAAAGGTATTGGAACTGTTGGAACTGCTGTTGGTAAGGGTATATGGAATGTTGGTAAAGCTATTGTTAATCCTATTGGTGCATTAGCAGGAGGTATTGGTAAATTATTTGGTATGGGTAAGAAACCTAAAGCCAGATTTGGAGCATCAACAGCAAAGCCACCAGAACCTAGGGAAACATGGTCAGCGATGTCTATTGATAAGATGAGAGACTTATCTGAGAAGAGGACAGAGCACCTAGCACAATTCCAATATAAAGCACAGAGGGATAAGGATGCTGAGAAGTTTATGCCTACTCCTAGGACAATGATAAGAACAATCAGACAACCAGTAATAAATAATACTGGTAATAACCCAGTGCCTATATACGCACCAACTTCACCAATGTTTACTTGTTAATAGATGGCACCGACAGTAAAAGTATCTAAGCCCTCAATGTATAAGATGATCTCTTATAAGGGTGTTTCTGGTGCTCAGTCAAATTATACTCCTATCACTGCTGCTAATAGATTAGGTAAGGTTGAGAAAAGTTTTGGTGCTGGTATGACTACCACCATTGCTGGTATCAATTCACTTGGACAGACTCTTAATAGTATTGCTAGGAACACTCAGTTTACATTAGATAGTTGGAGATCTAATATAAAATCTCAGATAAAGGATAATAAGTTACTTGTAAAGAAAGAGAAGATAGCAGATAAAGCTAAAGTTACTAGAACAAAGAAGAAGGATAAGGAAGAGAAGGATAGAAGAAAGAAAACTGAGAGAGATGATGCAGAGAATAAGACTGAGAAGGATCCATTACTCAAGAGGATAGGAGAGACATTTGCTGATAAGACTAAGAAAGTAGGTAAGAGTCTCTTTGGCACTATACTGAGTCTATTTGGTAATCTTATAGGCACATTCATAACCTATAAGATATTTGATTGGATAGCGAATAATCCTAAGAAAGTTACTGCCTTCTTTAAGGTTATAGAGGGGATTGGTAAGTTTATATTCAGAGTCGCAGGGTTCTTTTCTGGCATGTGGCTGGACGGACTTGCTAACTTCTTTGAGAATCCCATAAGTCTTAAAGGTTTCTTTGGTATATTCCAGTTCATACTGGGTGCTACACCTTTATTTGCAGCATTTGCATTCCTGAAGAATCCCAAGAAAGGGATTGAGATGCTTGGTAGCATCATTAGTAAACTAGGTAATGGACTGAAGAGTCTCTTTGGATTTGGTAGTAAGGAAGATAAGTTAAAACAATTTAAACTTAAGAAAGCCACTGGACATAGGTTCGGGAAGGTTGGTAAGTTTATGGATGGTAAGCTAGGTAAGGGATTACTTGCTGGTGGTGCTGCTGTTAGTACATTTGGTGTTGTTAAAGCTGCTGGTGGTAGTACTTCTGAAGCTGGTGGTGCTGCTGTAGG